GTCAGTAGGTTGGATGGCGTTGGATAAATCAAAAGGCGAACCCAACAAGTGAACCTGCTGGAAACAACCGTAATCGGCACCATCAGCGCAATCGTTGGCGGTGCTGTGGCTTGGCTCACACGGGGTCGCTTCACGGCGGATAGCCTGCAGGTGAAGCAAGCCCAAGCGGTGCTGGCTATGTGGCAGGCTACCGCCGAAGCACAAAATAAAGAATTAACAGAATTACGCAATGAGTTGTTAGTTTTGCGTCAGCGGATAGAGTGTTTGGAAACTACCATCCATGCACTTGAATCCGAGAACGCAACACTAAAAGCCATGCAATGATTCTACCACTCACCAAGCATTCACGAAACATCCACGAAGTCACCTGCCAAAGCGGGCAGGAGTTTCTTTTAATCAGCGACCTGCATTGGGACAACCCCCATTGCGATAGGGGGCTGCTGACCAACCACCTAAAGGAAGCCCAACGGCGCAACGCAGGAGTCATCGTTAATGGTGACTTTTTTTGTTTAATGCAAGGCAAGGGCGACCCACGCAGGAGCAAGGAAGACATCCGTGAAGAACACAACAACGCCCGCTACTTGGATTCCATCGTCAACACGGCGGTGGAGTGGTTTGCGCCCTACGCCAAGAACCTCCTGCTGGTTGGCTACGGTAACCACGAAACATCCATCATCCACCACCAAGAAACCGACATCCTGCAACGCTTCGCAAGCACGCTGAACTACGCCACGGGGTCAGCAGTTGAGGTCGGCGGATACGGCGGCACGATTGACATCCGAGTACAACACGACAACCTTCGGGGGAACAACTTCGTAGTGCATTATTTTCATGGTGCAGGTGGGGGAGGCCCTGTCAGCCGTGGAGTAATTCATGACCAACGCCTCCTCGCAAGCACCGAAGGCTACGACCTAACTTGGATGGGCCATGTCCATGAACTTTACTACCACCAAAACATGATTCACCGCTATGACCGTTCTACCAAAACGCTCCTTCAAAAACCTATTCACCAACTGCGTACTGCGACTTATAAAGAGGAATGGGACGGCGGGTACATGGGCTTTCACACTGAACGAGGACGAGGCCCAAAGCCTCTTGGCGGATATTGGATGAAGTTGGAAACCAGCAGGAACGCAAGCAAGGACAACAAAGGCCCAGAGTTGCAACTGCACGCCACCTTCACTCCTGCGGATAGGTTGTATTGACCTGTACGATTCCTTCGTACAACTGTCTAGTTTTTTCCAAAATAAACTGGACATTCGGGGAATCAATTCTCCAGTATCACCCGCAAAAGAGAGAATATTTTCCATAAGTAGCGGATTCCGCTACCTTCCGCAAATTATCCCTCCTGCGTATCGGAGGCGGTCAAGTATAGGTAACCGTACTCTTTTTCAGCGTTAAACTGCGGGCAAGCCTTCGTCACCCCTGGGAAGTCCCTGTGTCCGCAGATGCGGGCCTTGGGGTATTTCTGCAACCAAGATAGCAGCACCCCTGCAATCGCTTGCCTCTGCTGGATGGAGCGGTCGTCCGTATCCTTGCCCCCGATATACGACACATGGAGGCTTGTAGCGTTGTGGCCCGCAACCCCGTTGGTCACTTTGTCGTCGGTGGCAAGGGTGACGATGTTCCCGTTGGGTTCCACGATTTTGTGGTAGCCTACGGCCTTCCAACCCAACCCCTCCTTCCAATGGCGGCGGATGCTGGCGATGGTAGTGTTCTTCGGGGTAGCCGTGCAATGGACGACGAGGTGGGTAATATCTCTCATTCTTCGGGGTTTAATAGGGGGTAGTAACAAACGGTGTGGTCCTGCTCGGTGGGTAACTGGGAGGCGGACACTTCATGAACCCCAGCCCATTGAGCCTTGGCGGGGTCGTACCCCAGCAACTCGCAGGCACGGCGGTACTCGCACAGGAGAGCGTGGTTCTGCTCCAAGTCTTGGGGGGATATGGCTATCATCAGCCGCTCCAAGGCGTTTGTGAGGGCTTTGGCAGGTCGGGTGGAGTGGTATGGCATAGTGCGAAATTATGCACTTTTGATTACAAACATGCCGAAAATTAGGAATTTATACGCTATCGGGTGTAGGGCCAAAAAAAAAGATTCACAAAAAAATGACTACAATGGTCGCAAAAGGGAAAAGGCGTTGTAACTTTGTCGGACACTAAACCCAATAACCCATGAGATACTACGAAATTTTTGAATTAGTAAAGGAGCAAGACCCCGTGACGGGGGAAGTTTCTTCGGGAGATGAAGTCCTCCTTGGCAAAAGATTAACCGCAAATGCAGCAATTAGGTACGCCGTTAAAATGGCTGCTAAAATGTACGAGGTTATGGTTCGTGAATACGACGAACGCCTTGAACTGACTGGCCATTGGTACATGAAGGCCGATGAAAACGGCGGTGTTAAAATTGATAAAGTACTCTAAACCTAAACCCAAAACCATGACCCACGAAACCAAAACCAAACTCAAAGCCGCCCTTGCGACGGGCTACATCGTGCTGACCGCTTGCCTCGGCATCGCATTTTTCGGCAGATTCTTTCTCGCAATCATCACCAACTAAACCCCCAAACCATGAACAAGTTCACCGTTATCAACTGGTCGCAATACGGCAAAGCCAGCGAGCAATTCCGTCCTCGTGACACAATGCAAGAAGCAATGGCCTATTGCAATCACCAGACGCCACACGGCGCAGACGCTCAAACTTGGGAAGAATACTCCGAAGTCACCGAACTGGACCCGCACGGCAACCCCGTTGAAACCTACTATTTCGTTAGCCTCTAAACCCCAAACCATGCACAAATTCAAAACCACCAACATCAAAGGTAAAGACTATGTTGAAGTCAACCAACGCCTCCTGTTCTTCCGCAACGAGCCAGCCTATGCAGGTTGGTCCATTGAATCCGAACTCGTTGACCTGCAACCCGACCGTTGCTGCATCAAGGCCATGATTCGGGATGCCGATGGCCGCATCCGAGCAACGGGTCATGCTCACGAGGACCGCACCAGTTCCATGATTAACAAAACGAGTTATGTAGAGAACTGCGAAACCTCTGCCTTTGGTCGTGCCTTGGCCGCCCTTGGAATCGGGATTGAAACGAGCATCGCATCCGCTAACGAGGTGTCCATGGCCATCGCCAAGCAGGACCAGTTCAATGACTTGACCGACAAACTCGGCCTCGTTCCCGCCTACGACGACCTCACCGCCGCAACCCTCAAGGCCGACTTCCTCAAGCTGGTGCAGAAACTCCCCGCCGAGCAACAGGAGCGGTTCATGAAAGACATTGACCAAATGACCCCCGCCCGCTTTGAGAAAGGCATCCAATTCATTCAAAACCAACTCTCTAAAAAATAAACCATGAACAACCTACTGACCAAATGCAACGCCGATGTGTACAAAGCCATCCTTGACATCAAAGCGAAACAACCCGTAATTGGGGAGAAACTTATCGCTCTCCTGCAAGAGCACCAATACTCGTGGAAAATGATTGCGGGTGATATGCTTTGGTTTTCAGCCCACCTTCCTTTGGAGATTTGGGACGGCAAAGTCCACACCTTCCAATTCCTCTTTCTATCCCAACAACAAACCACCCCAATGCAATGAACCATCTCGTGACCATCCCCAAGTCGGACATTTCCAAGCAGGACATCGCCGACATCGCCGCTGGCCTCATCCTACGAATCGAGGAAGGCGAGGTCAACCCCATCGCCGCCCATGTGCGCTTGAAGGCGGTCGTCAAAGCCCTGGAGCAAGTCCTCAAAGCCACCGAGGACATCGTAAGGGACGAAGCCGACAAGCACGGAAAAACCTTCTCCGCCTTCGGTGCAGAGATTCAAGTCAAGGAGGGGGCGTTGACTCCCGACTACCAGCACGACCAAGTTTGGAGCGACCTGCAGGCAAGCATGAAAGCAAGGGAAGAACTGCTGAAACTTGCCTTCCGCAACGCTGGCAAGGCAACGGTGTACGACGAATCCACGGGCGAAGCGGTTCCCGTGTGTCCCGCAAAGGGGACAAAACCAAGCATCGCTGTTACTTTTAAGACCACTTAACCATGCCCAAAGCCAAAGGAAAAGAAATCCAACGAAGAGTCGCCACCATCTACGCCGTGTCGTACCTTGCCTCACGCCCATACAGGGCATCAGAACTCGCCAAAGTGCTTGGTGTGAACCTTCGTACCACCTACCGCATTCTAAGCGATTTACGGGCCTCTAAATGGCTCATAGAAGAAAACTGCAAATACTCAATTCAACCTAACAAAATCCAAAGCCAATGATGAAGGACTTTCCTAAATCTATTGAGGATGGCAAAGAATCCGAGAATTTGTTTATGTTCCTTTTTGCGAAAAAGAATGGGATACCATGCAAGCCATCAACCCAAAAACAAAACACGGTTGAGCATATTGACTGCTTTTGCGGGGACTGGACCTTTGATGTAAAGGGCCGAAGAAGAACAAAACGGAAGAATAAAGACGACTTTTGCAATGACCAAATACTTTTGGAGATTAAAGGAGTTGCAGGTTTTGACGGCTGGCTTTACGGGAAGGCCGAATACATTGCTTGGGAAACATCCGATTCCTTTCTTATCTTTAGAAGGCAAGACCTTGTAAACCACTACGAAGCCAACGAGCATCTTTACGAAAAAATCAACCGTCCAAACAAAAAAGACCTTTTTGTGTGGGTTCCATTTGACCACCTCAAAACAATTAAATTCTCAATTTTACCTAAACCCCAACCCCAACCCATGAGCAACTACACCCCCCAACCCAACACCTTCTCCCTGTTCGCAAACGACAAGGGCGACAACCCCAAACGCCCCGACTACCGTGGGGACATCATCCTCCCCGACGGAACCAAAATGCGGTTATCCGCATGGGTCAAGGAAGGGCAGTCAGGCAAGAAATTCCTAAGTGGCAAAGTCGAGCCAATGAACGAATCCCGTCCCGCAAATGCTTTTGAACCACAGGCTGGAGATATGCCTTTTTAGTGTAACTTTGCCCGAAGATTACATTTAAGAGTAGACGCATTCCTCGTATAGCAGCCGAGGAGTGTTTAGATAAAGGGTTTCTGTTAAACCCCTCGCCCTGGCTGCTGCTATCAGTCGGGGCGTTTTTTTTACTACCACATGGAAAATAGTTGGTACAAGCACTCCCCCAGCGATTGGCTCGCAGGACGAATCAGCCGCAAATCTTTTGAATTGCAGGGGGCATTCATTCACATTTGTCAACTCTACTGGGTCAAGCACGGGCATTTTACGGCCCATCAAGCGGGCCTTGAAATCGGTGCGACCCTGCTTGGTCAGTTGATGGAAGCCGAAATCATCAAGGAGGCAGGTGAACAAATCCGCATTGAGTTCCTTGACTTGCAGATGGATGACCTTAACCGTCTAAGCCAGCGAAGAAGCGAGGCTGGACGCAAAGGTGGGGAAAATAAAGCCCAAGGAATAGCCAAGCAAGATGTAGCAAGTGCTAAGCAAATCGTAGCAAGTGCTAAGCAAAACGAAGCAGATAAGATAAGATTAGATGAGATAAGAGAAGATAAGATTGAGATACAAGAGAAGAAGAAGAATACTTGTGTGCTTTTTGACCAATTTTGGAACCTCTACCCCCGCAAGACCTCCAAGCAGTCCGCATCCAAAGCCTTCGCCAAACTCAAAGACGAGGACCAGCAGGCCGCCATCAACAACATCGCCCGCCTCTACTCCGAAACCCCCGTGCAGTTCATCCCCCATGCGGCGACCTACCTAAACCAAGGCCGATGGGAGGACCAAGTAATCCCCCGCAACGCTACCTTCAACCCACTAAACCAAACCGACGATGAACCCCTACCATCTTACCGCTGAACGGCGGCTCCTGTCCTGCCTCATGGACCAGTTTACCAACCGAGCGGTCCTGCTCCTGCAAATTCCCGAACGGTTATTTACTGGGAACCATGTCCTCGTATACCGAGCGATTGAATCACTTCACCGAGCGGAGCGACCCGTGGACCTGGTGGCCGTTCACAAGCACCTAATTGACAACGGTCAAGCCCATGTCATCGCTGACTTTGTAGACATCCTTGACGGCAATACGCTGACCTCCGACTGGAAGGTCTATGCCTCCGACCTAAACGAAGCGTGGAAGCAGCGTGAAGAACAACGCATCATGGACGAGTTAGCCCATGACCGTGACATCCCCAAAGCCTTTGCCCGCTATCAATCTATGCAGGCCATTGAAACCAACGCAACCGAAACCACCGCCCACGAACTCGCCAAGACCTACCTCATGAACATGAACGAGGTAAGGGAAGGCAGACGCAAGGATTCAATCTTCCCGACCTACATCAGCCCAATGGACCGAATGCTGACGGGGTTCAAACCCACCGAGTTTATCCTCCTTGGCGGACGGCCCGCAATGGGCAAGACGCTCTTGGCCCTGCAAATCGCAATGAATCAAGCCATGGCTGATATTCCTGTTGTGTTCTTTACCCTTGAAATGTCAGCGGAGCAACTGACCCAGCGGATGCTTTCCAACCTCGCCACCATGGACGGGGCGCACTTCCTCAACCCGACCGAGCGAATCAGCACCAAAGATTTCATGGACTTGGGCCAAAAAGCGGACCTACTTAAATCCAAACCGCTCTACATCGTGGACCTGCACCAAGCCAACCTCGACCGCATCGAGGGCGAAATCGCCAAACTCAAAACCAAGTACGGGATTTGCGGATTCTATCTTGACTACCTGCAACTGGTGGAACCAACCAAGATTGACAAGGCCAAGCCAAAAATTGAGCAGATGACCAACATATCCAAGACCCTCAAAGCAATCTGCAAACGGCAGAAGGTGTTCGGGGTCGTGGTGTCATCCCTATCCCGTGCCACGGAAGGCCGAAGCGACCATCGCCCCATCATGTCCGACCTTCGGGAAACGGGGCAACTGGAGTTTGACGCTGACAAGATTGGATTTGTCTATCGCCCCTACGAACACGACAGGAACCAGCCATCGGACCTCATGGAAGTCATCGTCCGCAAGAACCGCAACGGTTCCCTTGGCATAGCAAACATTCAATGCCACCTTCCCTACACCAAAGCCAACGAGTTCCCACCCAATTCGCTATCGCTATGATGGAAGAATACAACCTCCAAGCCGCCTGCGTCAAGTTGTTCGCAATGCTCCGACCCAACGAGCAGGGTCTGCTATTCCTAAACCTTAACAACCCTCGCTCCCGTTCCAACGGTTACTTTCTCAAGGGCATCGGCCTGACCGCTGGCGTTGCCGACATGACCTATCTATCGCCCAAGGGTGCGGTGTTCCTTGAGTTCAAAACCCCCAAGGGCAAGCAGTCCCTCTCCCAAAAATGGTGGCAGGGGGTTGTGGAGGCAGTTGGCTACAGGTATGTAGTCATCCGAAGCGTGGAAGATTTCCAGCGGGTGTTGGCTGAATGTTCTTAACTTGTGTATATCTTTGAGCCATGCACCGCTTACTGCTCCTGTTCCTTCTCACC